AAGGGCACGAAGATCGGGAAATTCCTGAACCGGGGCATCGAGTGCGAGCGGCGTTGGAAGAATTTCCGGATCAAGCCCGAGTGCCAAAACATCATCAATAATAACGGGGACGCCTGGGAGCGTTCACTCTTGCTAGCCACGTACAGGACCTTTATTGGTGCGCCGAACTACCTCGAGCATATTCAGATTCCGGAGCTCAGTAAGGGATTCATTGTCGACGCCATTGCACGGGATCTCGGTGAGACCTGCTACGTCGACATTCTCGTTGCGACGGACCGTAAGCACAAGATGCTGGTCTCAGATATTCTGTCAGAGAATATTCGCGCAATGTCGATGGGCTGCATAAGCCTCTTCACCATCTGCAACAAGTGCGGGAACGTTGCCGTCGACGACTCCCAGCTCTGCCCCTGCATCCTCTACGACGGGAAGAGGACGAAGTTCCTCGACGAGAACAACGTCGAGCACAAACTCGCTGAGCTTATCGGCCACGTCAGTGTCCCGAATAGCAATCAATTCATCGAGGGTTCCTGGGTCCGGAATCCGGCTTTTGAGGGCGCACAGCGCCGGAACATCCTGAACCCAGAATCCTCGGCTGTTGCATCCAGGCTCGAGGATGCTGCTGCGGTATACGAGATACGTCGGGATGAAATGGATTTGGACGGAATATCTCATGCCGCTTCTGTTAGCCGGGCGGCCCAGGATGACGAGCCTGAAGAGCCCGGAGGAGCCGAAAAGCCTGAGGAGGAACCCACCGGAGATGTCGGTGATGAACCATCCGTAAAGGAAGAACTCGGCGAGTTCGATGTGAAAGCAGAAGGTAGTGAAGCAGAAGGTAGTGAAGCAGAAGGTAGTGAAGCAGAAGGTAGTGAAGCAGAAGGTAGTGACGCGGATAAACCTCCCAGCGAAGACCACCTCCAGAAGCTTATCGATCAGGCGCAAGAGCTCCTCATGGAGAACCTCGTCAAGGGCCTGGCCGAGAAAACGGCCCCGAAGCCTGAGGATGTAGGGACCGTAACGCCAGACCTTTCAGACGCGAATTATAATGATAGTATGATCGGTTTTGAGAAGGCCGTTCGCGCTAGGTTCCTGAACAAACCGAGGCTCATTAGATGGGCATGTTCGGCATATAAGGTCGTTCATTTTGGTGGGCGTGCCGCCATCCGTAAATCAGGGATGTCCCCGAAGGATTTGATAGTCCTTTCATGGATCGAGGATGTCGTTAGAGCACGACCGCATCCTGCCGCGCTTTATGAGATCGCTATGGCCGTAGGTCCCTCATCTTTATTTCCGAGCGAAGAATCCTATCTTGCCGCTTGTGGCATCAAGGTGGGTCGCAGGCTCGCCAGCAACGAAAAATCCTTCCTTCTATGGAAGGGTCGAATTGGATCACTTTCAGTCAACTTTTAGGGCATTGATAACGCCACGTCTTTTCAGGAGGCATCTGCTACAATGACCACTCTCCGACAGCGTACAACCTGGTCAAAGCCTGCCAACGGGGCCTCGCGTGAGGCTACGACGTTGCGGAGGGCGGACCCTTACTCCATGAATCAGGAGCATCCTCAGCCCACTCCCGTCCAGTACGAGAATGGCAATCCGGATTCCTGGGCAGAAACTCCGACTGGAGACGAGCTTGTGCAGGCAGGCTACGACGGCGATCATGAGGCTCGTAATGATCTGAACTTCGCTGAGTTCAAGCCTGAGACCTTCGACCACAAGGACAGCAAGCAGTGGAGGGGTCCTGGCAAATACGACAACGCCAAGGTCTCGGCTGCAATCCGAAAGGCCAATGCTGCGGAGCGCATGGCACGGGCCACCCTTCGTACTTCCGACGAGCGGTTGATCGAGGCACAGGCCACAGATCTGATGGCCTTGCCGGACAAGGTCTTGGTTGCGACCCTCAAGCGGCTCGACACTGTCTCTCCGGATGCGCTCCCGAAGGATCGCCGGTTCAAGCGCGCCATGGCGTGCTGCAAGTTCGCTTCCGATTTCCTCGGTGAATCTGCCACTGAGGATGGTGTGGTTCGCATGGGCAAGGTCTTGATGAGCATTGACGATCCAACTCTCAAGGAGTTGTTCAAGGTCGCCGCGAAGCTCAAGGTCGCCCGTGTTGCCTTGAACGACGAGGAAGAGGAAGAGTCGGACGAGGAGAGCGACGATCACACCAGCGGTGATACTAGCTGTGACACCGATGATGTCACTAGCGGTGATACTGGCTGTTTGAGCCCGCAGGACATGGCCATGTTGGATAACATGCTCAATCAAGAGGGTGCTCCGCCTGTTGCACCTGCCCCGACCGGTGAGTTGACTGAGTTGTTCGAGGCCCCCGCTTCGCCACCGGTCCCCACGACGATGCCTGCCATGGCGAGTAATGGCTTGGACATCTCTTTCGACGATGAGGATGAGGATTCCACCCGCACGGAGGCTGCTGAAAAAACCTCATCGGCCCAACTGGCCTCGCTTTTCGATGACCATCCCGAGGTGGTCGCTCAGCGCGAGATCGCCGCAGCTGAGGCAGAACAACGCGCCCGTGAGGGTGGCTATGGTGTGGTCGCCTCCACCAGGACCGCGTCCACCGGTGCCAAGAAGCTTGGAAATGTCACTGGTGGCAAACCTCGTTCGGTAGACGATGAACTCGCCGGCCTCTGGGATGGTCCCGGCTGATAAACTCTATTCGGTTAGATCGCCACCTCATGGGGGCGGTCTTCCGGACAGGATACTGATAGAGGATACTCGGAGACAGGTTTTCAGAGCGGAGGTCTAAGTACCGGTAGAAGGATCACGAAGCAAACCTGGACACGGGATCGCGGGGAGACCTGGACTGAACCCATTCAGGCGAGTTGAATGACCTGGACGCGCGGACCTAGGCTGACGGAACTGAAGGAGTAAACATGGGATCGATTGGCGGACAGGCATCAGGTGATTTCACCCTGAGCCAGGGCGCCCTGCGAATCTTGTATTCGCTCGTCAAGGACAGTATTTCTGTTCTGGCGAGTGATGCGTTCACGCAGGACAACCCGAATGTCGTCACCACCCCTGCGGCCGTCTCCACCACGCTCCCCGCGAACGTGAAGAAGGGCGTCCTCGGAGGTTCGGTGGCGTTCACCAGGCCGGACGTTGGGCAGAATACCGTCGGAGGCGCCGTGCTCGTTGCGGCTGCATTCGTCGCGAACACCCGTCCGCTCGGCCTGTTTATCAACGACGCACTCGGAAACTCGTACGAGAACACGCCTGGCGTGGCCTCGGGCAAGGGTCCGCACTTGCGCGGTGGTGCTGTGGGCCTCAAGGTCTACGAGACTCAGGCACAGACTACTGTCAGCGGCGCTGCCGTTGGCGACCCTCTGACCTACGCAGTGGGCGACAGGCTCTATGCCTCGGTTAATGGGTACATCACGAACCTCTGGCAGGATTCCTATGAATGCCAGTGGATCAACACCGCGGCATCAGGTACCGGTGCAGCCGGCGCTTGTGCCGAACCGGATGTCACCCGTATGGGTGTCCTCCTGTCACCCCCGGATTCCTCCAGCGTGGAGATGTTCTTCGAGGCAGCCTTCGTCTGAGGGCTGAACCGAGGAACCGAAAGGAGAACCAGAGATGGGTGCAGGAAACTTCGGAGTTCAGGTCGTCGATAATTCCATCAAGGAGCAGGTCGTCGATCGATACATCGGAAGCCGAGGCGGTCGCCGCCGACTCGCCGCTTCGATGATTCAGCCGCTTCGCGAGCGGAGGGATTACTCGTCCGTCGGCCGCAAGACCTTCCTGGTCGAGCAGCTCCCGGATGGTGCAATCCCGATCTACGACAAGGATCCGGACGTCATCGCGTACGTGATTGGTGAAGAGGGTGAGAGCATCACTGCGGTTTCGAAGCCGCGGCGTGTGATCTTCCCGCTTTTCGAGGTCGCAGCGTTGCCGAAGGCTCCTTTGACGCAGGTCAAGGAGCGCCGGTACGACCTCCTCAAGCGTATGCAGGACCTCGGCAAGGCGCAGGTCCAGGCTGCTGAAGACGATCGCGTTTTCAGCATCATGGACGCCATTGCGGTGAATGGATTCGACTCGCTCCCGGGCGGGACGAACCCGGACATCCCGGTGGTTGCGCCGATTTCGCCGGCCGTTCTTGCGGACGCCTGCGGAGATCGAGTTCCATGATCTCAGGGTCGCTCGCGTTTACATGAACGCGAGGGATTACGCCGACATTCGCAAGTTTGGTCGTGACGTTCTCGACATCGAGAGTCAGGCCACCTTGTGGAAGACTGGCATGATGAGCACGGGCTGGAATGCTCAGTTCATCGTGTCGCGTCTTGTCCCGGCTGGCGTGGTCTACTGCTGCTGCGAACCCGAGATGTTCGGTCGGATTCCGGTCCGTACCGAGCTCACGGTCCTCAGCGCGGACAACCCGGAAGAACGCACGATTGGCTTCAGTATGTTCGAGAACATCGGCATCGGAGCCTACAACCCGCGCGGTCTCGTCCGGCTCATCGTCACTCGCTGATAAAGCCTCGGAAGGCTTTCGGTTCGGCCCTGGGCGCTTTTCGGTTCCCGGGGCCGAGCTATATCTAAGATATTGAAGCTAACAAGGACAAGTTTTTCAGGTTGTATAATGAGAATCTATTGTAGGTTAGATCGTCGTACTTTGACGTATGACTACGGAGCGGGATGAGTTTCATGCCGCCTTCCGGGACGAATTTCAGTTGAATTGACTCTTTATCTTCGATTACTACATGACTCCCACACAACTGTCCTCCGCGCTCCGTCAAATTGCCTCGAAACTCTCTTCTCCAGGTATTAGTCAAGAGGAGCTTAACCGGTCCTACAAGACTCTCATCCTCCTCCATGGCCGCGATGCCATGCGGAAACTTGTTCATAGTGCCCATG